CCGATCTTGGATGAAATTTATAAAAAGGCGTCTAAGACGGCTGTTCTGGACGCTCCGACCAAGCCCGTCGATTTTGCCGGTGCCGCGGTCGTAAAAGTATATAAGACTTCGCTTGTTGGCCTTGGAACTTATTCGCGTTCCACCGGTTATCCAGTCGGTAACGTGACCGGCTCATGGGAAACCCTGACCCTGGCGACCGAACGCGGGCGCGAAATGTTCATCGACCGCATGGACGATGACGAAACCCTTGGCATGGCATTTGGCACAACCGTTGGTGAATACATGCGCACCCTGGTTGTCCCCGAGGTAGACGCCTATCGGTTTGCGGCTTATGCCGGTTGGTCTGGTATTGACGGCACAACCGGGAATCTGGCGTCTGGTACGATCCTCGATGCCGTGGATGCGGCAATGCTCGCCATGGACGAAAACGAAGTCCCAGACGAGGGACGTATGCTTTTCATCTCGTCTACGTGTTACAGCTATCTCAAGGCTGCGATCACCCGTATGCTGGCAAACGAGAACAGCGCCGACCGGCGTTTGCAAAACCTTGACGGTCTGCCCGTTACCCCCATTCCCCAGGCGCGCTTCTCCACCGCCGTTACCATGAATGCTGGCGCTACTGCAAGCGCGGGAGGCTTTACAGCTTCCGGAGAGGACATCAACTTTATGTTGCTGCACCCTTCCGCAGTTCTTCAGACCAAGAAACACGACAAACTGAAGATTTTCGATCCCGACACCAACCAGGACGCCGACGGCTGGAAAATTCAGTACCGGCTCTATCACGACGCTTTCGTTTTCGAGAACAAAGTTGACGGTGTCTATCTGCACGCCAAGGCTGCATAACAGGAGACTATCATGTTACTACAAAAACCTAATACTACCGTGTTTCTGGATACAGCAGACGAACAGCAGGCCGTGCGCATGAAGGCGTTGGGCTGGAAAGAGGTCTCTAAGAAACAGGCCGAGGAAGCGGTCTCCAAGAGCGTTGAATCACTTGATGATCGTCCCGGATTGGTTACCCCGGATGCTAAAAAAACTGCATCCAAGGCCAAGAGCACATCCAAGGCCAAGGAAGGTGAATAATGGCTGGACTTGATTGGTACCAAAATATCGAGCAAATGAGAAAAGAAGGCGGCTTCGCCGGCAAAGGTGAGACGATCATCTTTGGCTCCAGTGGCTATGCTGATTACGATGATTTGCAAGAAGCCATCGATGCCGCCCGCGATTGGTATGGAGATACCATCATCGTGGAGCAAACCGAAGGCAGTGCATATGGCGTTGATGAGGAAGTCGCGATTGATTGCCCTGGTCTGACAATCAAGGCTGCTAATATCGGCGGAATTCCCGAAGCGATGGCTGAAAATGTGACCTTTCGCGGCACGACGGGCGTTTATACTGACGGCCCTACAGCCACAATAACCGAGCCAGTCCACATCAAGGGGATTGGCTTCACGACCCGCAATGTGTCTAGCGGCGACAAAGAGAGTGCAGCTTTGCACATCGAAGGTCCCGGCGGGTACGACGGTTGCTTCAACTGGCTGGAGAATTTGCGCTTTAGCTGCTGGTATGGCGCGCAGGAATACGGCATCTATTTCACCGGCGGCGGCAACACGCGAATCGAGCGTTGTACTTTTGACGGCTTGTTTGGCGGATTTGGAACCGCCGGGATCGGGCTAGATGACAATGGAACCGGCACTACACCGGACTTTGTGCGCATCGTCGAAAACTACTTCGATGGCTTGGGTTCAAATATTCCAGCCGTGAAGCTGATTTCCGGTGCGACCGTGAAGGGCCTCCTGATGTTGCGAAATGTCAATAACAACGGCTACGGCACTCGCGGTGTGTTGTTGGACAATAACAGCATTGTAAGTGCTGGATTGGTAGCCCAAAACTACACCGGCCTGGCCGACAAAGCCAGTGCGTTCTTGAATTTGACCAATAGCAACATCTCCTTCCAGGGCAACTTCTACAACGAGTAAGGAAAGGATTTGACATGGCCGAGAACTGGCAACCCGTTGGAACTCAGGCCGCATCAATTCATATCAACAAAAAAAGCGGCTCTATATTCTGGAATGCACGCGTTCATCAAATGATGGGCTATCCGACTTCTGTGAGAATACTCTATGATGAGTCGGCTAATTCTATCGGGATGATGGATGGCCTCGATTACATTGTGCAAAACGACGATGACAACGAATACAAAGCCGAAGTGCGCGAGGCCCTCGAGGAATGCGGGCTTGAATTTCCGCTTGACGAAAATATCACCGGTGTACCTGACTGGCCGATAGATAGCCGTAACATGGCTATATTGTGCCTGGAGTAACATGACCGCGTACACAGATTACGAATACTACACTGATACATATCTTGGCACGGCCATAACTACAGAAAGCATTTTTGACCGTCTGGCATTGCGCGCTTCAGCGGTAATCGACCGGATCACGTTTCAGCGTGCCGAGGATGTTACCGACGAAGATGATCTCGACAAAATCTATATGTCGTGTTGCGCAATTGCCGATGAAATGTACTCTATCGAGCAGGGCGGCGGAGATGACGGGATTCAATCAGAGAGAACCGGAAATCATTCTGTCACCTTCGCCGCTGGCTCGAAGAAAAGCATGTCTGCAATGTCGCGCTACATCGAAGCGGCGCGCCTGTACCTGGAAAGCACAGGGCTGATGTTCCGCGGTTTTGCGGATGGCGAGTATGGTGGCTACGTAGATGAGGACGAATAGCAATCTGACGGTTTATAACAAGCACATCGACTCGGAGACCCGCGGAGAAATTTATCAACGCACGGTTATCTATGATGTGGCCTGGGAGAACCGCAAAGCCGCTAATGTGCTTGCCGCTGGCGAAATAGCTGCCGATCAAGCAGTAATTTATATCCCCAAGGCGCGCGGTGATGACTACCTTGCGCCGCGCGCCTGGCAAGCCCTAGAAGATAAGACCGATAACTGGACTTTACAGACCGGTGATTTTATCGTCAAGGGCGTGGTCACGGATGAAATCACTTCCGAGTACACGATCTCAGATCTGAAAGCTGAATATGACGATGTTTTGAGAATTTTATCTGTTGACACCATGGACATCGGCAGCTTGAGCGTGCAACACTGGCAAGTAGGAGCGAAATGACCGCACCAATTATCGAGACGCCGCGTGGAAATGTATTTCTGAACAAAAAAGGCACGAGAGCAGAACTTGTTTGGAATACTAGATTCCGTCCAGTATGGCAGAGACGGTACACCATGGCGCAAAAGTTTGTTGATAGCGAGGTCTTGCGCCTGTCCGAGCGGTTTACACCCCTACTCACTGGGACGCTGATTAAATCTGGCGTCCTTGGCACAGTCATCGGTAGCGGCGAAGTAAAATGGATTGCCCCTTATGCGAAATACCAATACTACGCCACGCGCGAGCCTGGCAGTCAGACAGGGCCGCTTAGAGGCCCATACTGGTTCGAGCGCATGAAGCAGGTGCATAAAGGCGAAATAATCGCCGGAGCGCGCCGACGGGCTGGGCGTGGATAATGAGCATAATCAACGCGCTGAGAACATACCTATCCACCTACGAATCGCTAAAAGCTGGTGCGCCTCTATTCGTCGATCACATCGGCGACGGACCAACAGAATACGCCATAATTCCATTGCCCGGATCGCAGATCGTTGAGGAGTATGTCGATGGGAGTAGCGTGCGGGAATACCCGTTCGCATTCCAGTCGGCTGAGAGTACCGCAGACGATCTAGAGCGCATAGAGAACAGCGGATTTTACGAGGATTTCGCCGCATGGCTCGAAAGCCAGACTGACGCCGAGGATTTCCCTACCCTGTCCAGCGGCAAAACGCCGGAAAAAATCGAAGCCCTCGGATGGGCATTTCTCTATCAGCAAGGCGAGTCGGATACTGGTATCTATCAAATCCAGTGCAAACTGACCTACATACAGGATAACTGATGGACATAGCGAGATTCAAAGACATTCACAAGGGCGAGACGATCCTTCTGGTCGGCAATGCCGAAAATCTCAAAAACACGCCGCCGGAAAAATTCGACATGCCCAGCATTGGCATGAACACCATCCACCTATACGAGGGCTGGACGCCGACGTACTATGTCGCCGTAGATCGGCGCGTGATGCACGAGTTCGGCGACGCGGTATATGAAAAGTTTTTCAATATCCCGAAATTCACCCCAAAGCCGAAGCTTCTGCGCTGGCGTGGCGATAATTTCCATCGTTTTTGCAACCGCCCAGGCCCAAGATACCCCAAATCCAATAAAGACAATTTATGGCAAGAAATCACCGAGGACACTGAGATAACCTGGGGGAATGTGATGCACGTCGCCATCAAACTTGCGTATTTTATGGGCGCCTCGACAATTCTGATTATCGGCATGGAGCATAAGAAAAATAATGCGCGTACTCATTTTTGGGGCAAAGACGAGAAAGTGGAGAGCGACGGCATCGACATAAACGCCATGTTTCGGGGCTA